CCCTTGATGCTCACCCGTAGGAGTGGAGCAATGTTGCTGATGACTAGGTGTGTGTTTTTCATGTTGTTGTATCGGGTGGTTGTATCCGATAGAGCGAGTCTTTCAGAATTTGTATTTGCGTCAATAAAAAATATGAAAATATTTTTATGGGCTGTAGATCCGCATAAATGCTAAGCCCCCGTCCCGATGAAGAGACGAGGGCTTATGCAACCAAGCACTACACCGAAATTTTAGAAGTTGATGTCGTCGTCCTCCGTTTGAGGGGCAAATCCGTTTGACTTAGATTTATTGTGGCTGTCAACACCTTTCTTGAATGGCTCCTTCATTGAACCAGAGATAAAGCTACCTCCGTTCTTGCCCTGCTTGTTCCAAGCAGAAAGCTCCCATTCTTTACCAGCAATGGTGATGGTTCCAGTATAGTTTGGAGCCTTTGGATTAGCGTTGTTTTTAGGGAAGAGGACAAACCTCTTTTCGTTGTCGTATTGCATTTGTTTGTTTGTTGTTTATTTCTCCGTAAAGCACATATGGCTCTCTCGGAAATCCAGAGGAATACTAGCCCGTCCACACGAACGAGCAAGCCTTATATTCAAATAATATTGTCCTGCATCGTCCCTTTCAATAACTAGGAACAGATCGGAGTCATGTTCGATTGCTCTTGACTCTCGTGATGCACCATCAGAATTAAGCTGTGTGAGGGCAATGATTGTTATTGACAACTCTTTGGCAAGTTGCTTGAGAGTACGAGATGCCTCTGCAACCTGTCTCTCTCGGCTGTCCTTGCGATCAGTTGGAGATAGAAGCTGGATGTAGTCAACAACCACAACTCGGCAATGATGTACGGCGCACATCCTACGAAGGGCGGCACGAAGCTGGAGAGGATTTACATCCCCTTCGTCTCGGATAAACACAGGAAGCAAGGACGCTTGTGATGCGGCTCTGCTAATTGCGTCAATATCTCGTTTAGTCGGCTCCTTGGACAATACGCTGATGTCAACGCCTCCGTATGATGAAACGAAACGATCAAACAATTCTCCAGCACTCATCTCAAGGCTTATGAATCCCACGGGATGACTGGCGTTTGCAATGCGTGTTGCCATGTTCACTGCCATGCTTGTCTTGCCTCCCTTTGTAGCGGCTCCGATCACAATTAGCTGTCCCTTGCGGAAGCCTCCCGTGATGTCGTCCAGAGGCTTGAAGCCAGTTGTTACGCCGATCAGCTTTCCTCGATTTGCAAATATCTCCTCATACGCACTAACACGATTAAATCCCACCTCCTTGAGAGATTCGATGCGCCCCCTGCTCTCGGCATCGGCGGCTACCGATACGAGAGCCTTCTGCACAACTTCCGATAGCTCTCCAGCCTCGGATGGATTTTGTGCTGATTGAATGATCTTCTCAGCGGCAGAGATGGCTAGACGAGCGGTGTGCTTGTGGCGAAGTATGTCCAGATACTCACGCCAGTTGGATGTCATGGCAGGAGCGATGAAGCACTCAGTAATGAATGCTGGCCCTCCAGCGGCATCCAGAGTTCCAGCGGTGTTCATGTGGTCGGTTACTGTGATTAGATCAGAGTCCTTGCCTTCCTTCCAAAGCTCCAACACAGCCTCAAATATCTTCTTGTGAGTCGGATGAAAGAACAGCTTGGGAGAAGCATAATCAGCGGCCTCATTGAGAATGCTGGATTGTTGCAGGACGCAGGAAAGGAAAGCCTTCTCTGCTTGTTCAGAGAATGGAGTTGTCATGCTTTTTTCTTCCTCTTTGGCTCTGGCTTTGCGGCTTGCATAGCCCAGTAAAGGTCAACTTGCTTCTGGAACACGAACCACTCTTTGGAGAGACCAGTCTTCCACACCACTTCAAAATCCCCCTCGTCCTGTTTGCCAATGCGGACAATGGCATGAGAGGTAATTTGGTTTATGGCATTAAATCCATTGACCTCTTGATTCTCATTCCACAACGCCGCATACCCTGCACATTGCCTCCAATATGAAGGGCTAATAGCCTTACTGGTTTTGAAATCTATCAGCACATGATCTCCATTCTTCTTCTTGGCGATTAGGTCAATAGTTCCTCCATATCGGTGCAACTCGTTTACCAACTGGATTTCCGTTGCAACCTTCTCCAAGTTCTGCTCCTCCCACCAATCAACGAACTTGTTGTAGCAGACTAAAGCCTTATCAATGTCAACTTGATCGTAGTCTTCAAGATCAGCCACCTGTCCGTTCAGATAGCACTCAATCAAGAAGTGAGCTATCGTCCCTATGTCAGCGGCCTTGTCTCGCTCCTTTCGATAGTCCTTGCCCTCCTTGCCTAGATTCCAAGCCCAGTGAATCAACGCGCCAGCGTCATCACCGATCTTGCAGATAGTGCTACCACCCGGCACTTGGGTCTTCCCGTCTGACAGGAAGTATTTTTGATGAGGCGCATTTCGCACCAGTTTTGTTTTTTCCATGCTCTACCGATAGTCAGACTCAAATGAGTTGTCTAGCACATAATCATCCCAGTCACTATTGTCAACGCCATTCCTTCCTGTAACTGCCATCATTCCATATTGAGAAGCAAATACTTCACACAGCAACGCTAGGGCATCCGCCCTATCGGGAGAATTTCCCTTGGTTCGTTTCTTCAAGTCCTTTTTTGATTCAATAATTGTCCTCTCGTTTTTTAATGAATAAATACGAGCGCACAACTCTCTGGAAGTTTGATCATCCAATCCCCGTATGCTTTGAGCCATGATTAGAACTTTTATTTGTCCCCACAATTGACTTACCCTATTTGCGTAAACCATTTTTGCTGATCTAGGATCATCTACGCTAATGGGTGAATCTGTAGCCGCACCACCAAAACTAACCCTTTGGAATCCGTTTTGCCATCTTTGGCTTATAATGTCTGCTATCCCTGCTCCTGCTCCTGTTGCGTCAAGTGCAAAATGCTCTGGTCTAATTTTTCTTTCAATCAACGCATTTATAGTTTGATCTGCCACTTGATAGAAAATTGGCATATTCGGGTCATCAATCAGGCTTAGCCTAATTGTTTCTGTCAGTTGCATTACAACAGGGCCATCTGCGCTTTTCCCTATTTTTGCAAAGCGAAGAATACAATCATCTCCATCCATAGTAAATGCAGGATCTAGTGCGGCTATGGTTATAAGCCCTCCACCTTCCCAAATAACATTTTCACGAGCTTTACCAGCTTCAATCAAAGAGGAATCAATTAAAGTATTACGCAATCCTCCTTTGGCCCACATTCCACGAACATAACTTGCCCATTCAAGGCTTCCCTCGCCAAAGTTCTTGCGGATGATCTCCACATTGTCTTGGGAGAATAGATAGGGATAGATAACACGCCCTGCTTTCACATTCGGTGACTTAAGTCCATCAAACCTCACGCACACGCCACTCTTGGTTTCCCAATGCTCGTCATCATCGTGAAGGCTCCCCCATCCCATTTTAGGTTCGCAGAATAAACCATGCGGATCAAACATGGAAGATGCGTTAGCGATAGCAATGAAGTGATAGAAATCAGTTCCAACTTCCAAGTTGGCTCGTGCAGAGAACACCGCAGGATTCGTCTGTGCCGCCTCGTCAACCATGATCACCATGCGAGGCAAGTGAACACCCTGTAGCTTACCTACGGCCTGTTCTACGGCTCCTGAGTCCACTGCTAGGGCTATGATAGAGCTTCTATCGTCTCCCTTCTGGAATTGGATCTTGGTTTGTGAGTCAACCACATTAAGACCGAATAGCGGAACCGCTGGACGCACGAACTTCATCATCTCTGACCAGATACGACCACGCAGGGATGGGACAGTTGTACTCGTTAGTGCAACACGAGTCATCATAGGCTTTGCCAGATACTCAACCAGAGACAATAGAGTGAATGTGAATGTCTTGCCAGCCGCCGCACATCCAGTAACTCCAATCTCCCTGTAATTTGTCCATGCCCAGAGAGCTAGTTCGTTCCAGTCGTTCCAGCTTCTAATCACATCGGGCCAGAGCATTGCTATGCAATGCTTGATATGCTGTCCCCTGCTTATACCAGAGTAACGCTCTGGATTAGCATCTCCCACCATCAGCAACTCTATTTCAAGTTGCGTGATGGCTGGATGCTTACTGAAATCTAATCCGTAAGTTTGGAGCTTCAACGAAGCTGGCTACGGATTGCCTCAAGTGCAGACTTAGGCTTGCCACGAGATCCTGTATCCTCGTCATCAGAAGAAGATCCCTTGGTGATGCGAGGCTGGACTCTTGAATCCTCTGCCGCCCTGCTCTTGTACTTGGCAAGCTCTGCCTTGAGCTTTGCATTCTCAGCGGCGAAC